AAACTTAACCCAGTTACTTGGTATATCGAATGGTTCAATTACGTGTTTAGTTCTATCGAACTCAGTAAACGCTGCACCTTCTTTGATATCCCAATCACCTTCTAGTAATTGTCTTCTTTGCTGTTCTGGTAGTGATAGAAGCATTGCTTCGTAATCACCTTGTTCAGCTAAGTATGGATTATCTGATAATCTTGCAGGTATAAATTTACGTTTGAATAAAGCTTTACCAGCTTTCTCGTGACCTGCAGGGTATCTTAATACTTCAGTTGTTTCAATATCAGTAGCATCAAATGATTTATTATGAGGTGCTGGATCAATAAACATCTTCTTAACCCAATGATGGCCTCTACCACCGGGGTTAGTCGTAGCCCTCATATATACAGGTAAATCACTTGCAGTAGATCGTAAACGTGAGCGCATGTAGTTCCAAGCAAATGGTGTAGGCCACTGTGTAAGTTCATCAAAGCCTATCCAACTAAATGCTAAACCTTGGTATCTTAATACATCATCCTCTTTATCTAGGTATGACATCCACAGTCTTGCACCTGATGGTGCTGTCCATTGCATCTTACGTTCTGACCACTTAATACCCGGCCATATTTTAGGATACATTTCTTGAGACTTAAATATAAGTTCTCTTAGTTCTTCTGTAGTATGTCTTAGTAGCAATCCTGAGAATGATGGGTGTCCCATGAAACGTAGTGGATCAGCTAACATAGCATATGATTTGCCACCACCAGCACTGCCGCCATATAGTACTTCACGTTCACCTGCGGCAAGGAAGTCAGTCTGTGGCCCAGCATTAGGTTTAAATATTACATTATGCTGTTCTTCAACTTTAGCTAAATCATGATCAACTAAAACTTTAGGCGGCTCTGGTTTCTTCTGTGTCTTCTTTTTCTTTTGCACCGAGTCTTGTGCGCTCGATTTCTTCCGCTTTGGCGATTGCCTTTTTCGCATAGTCTGCCCATCTGCGAAGGCTTCCAGCTTTGTTTTTTCTTTGTCGCTCATTATCTAACCGTTTCTTTAAACCTACATGAGAAATAGTTCTACCAGTATTTCTAGTCAACCAGTTAGCAACTTCTCGATATGAATACTGTTTTAAGTATTTCTGTGCTTGCTCAAGCATATCAAGTTCTGCACTAATTGGCAAGAGTATTCCTTTATCTTTTGGGTCTAATTCATAGCCAAAGGGAATCGTTCTTGCTACACGTGGGATTGCTACCCATCTACTATTTTCTTTAAGGTCTGTCGGTTGTGGTAATTTCCATTTACCTAATGGTTTAGTCATTATCTTCCTGTGCTTTTTTAGCTGGCATCAACATGACACCACCCTTAGCTTCTACCTGCATCTTCTCAGTTTTAACTAAGCCAGTACGATCAAGTAGTTCTTTTGCTGCAGTCATCTTATCACGTATACCTAACTCAGTAGGATCGTATAGTGCACCTACCATAGCCATAGCCGCTTTAGGTACATTACGTGCTAAGTAGCTGTGAGTAACGTCAATGATTTCTTCTTTGAGGCTATTAGTTATTTCTGTGTTAGAAGTATTGGCTGAATAACCTGCAATGATCTTAGCACTGGTAATATCTCCACCAGCTTCATCCATAAGGACTGCTAAGAACTTCTTTTGTCTATCTGTTAGCTCACGTGCCATATTATTATTCCACCATGTGTAATGCTTGTTCAAGCGTTTCTTTGTTACGCCTAGACCAACCACGTCCAAATGTTTTGTACGTATCTAATCCTTCATAGAACCCTTGTCTTACTGTATATACATAATCAATAATATACTTAGGGTCTTTCTCCATAACAAGTTGTAGTGTCTTAGGACCAATAGCACCATCTGCTGTAGCACCTACTGCACGTTGTATAGCTTTAGCAGGTCTACCACTACCACTATTAACAGCCCAATCAAATGCACACCAATCTACTCCCGATGGAAGTTGATCACCCTTGACTCTATCCCAATAGTTCTTCTTGTAGATAGGACCAACATCATCTGGTGTTAGGTCACGCATCTCTTCTTCAGTAGACTCACGACCAATCCATTCATCATATACACGTTTAGTTACACCAAGATTAGTCATACCACCGGGGTCACTAGGATGATTGACGTAACCACCCTCGTGTTCCAGTAGCATTTCTAAACATTCATTGAAGTTACTCTTCATTATACCCTACTTTTTTTTACGTAGTTTAGGTTTAGCAGAAGTTATGCCCAATGGACGAGCTTTAGGTTTTGTAGATGTATTACCTAATTTTTTAGATTCAGCTTCTTGTGCTACCATTTTTTCTATCTGTGCTTGTACCTTAGCACGATTTGTAGCATTCTTCTGTTCTTTTAGTTTTTTACGTAGTTCTTTTAGTTTTGTTTTCTGGCTAGATATACCAGCACCTTTGCCTATCAGAGCACTTGAGCCACCAACAGTAACCGCACCTACACCAAAACCAATACGTTGAGACTTACGAGAAGCACGTTGTCCCCTAGTAGCTTTTTCAACTTTAGATTGCCCAGCAGTAGGTTTAGTTTTTAAGTCTTTAATATGCTTTTGACCCTGCGCTACTGCTCTTTTAGTAAACTTCTTTGCCGCAGCTGCTACACCTTTTTGTGCAATATACTTTGCTACTACAGCTCCAGCCGCATATATTAATGGAGCTGCCATACTACTTCTTCTTTTTCTTAGTCATGTAACCACCTTTAGCGGCCATCACTGTTTTCTTTTTACCAGCGGCAGGTGTTTTCTTTTTAGCTGGTGCTTTTTTTATGTTCTGTGTTAGAAGCTCTCTAAGAGGTATACCTAATTTGTCTGCTTCTTTTTTCGCATACCAATGCTGGCACTCACGATTCCACCTAACGAGTACTGATACCAATCAGGCATAATTTCCAAGGCTTCAAACCCTGCATGTACTATATCATTACCCCATTGCCCACAAAAGGCTAGGATTAATGGTATAGAAAATAGAAGAGTAATCCACTCATCTTTCCAGCTATTCTGCGTAGCTTTCATTGCTTCGATATCCCAGTCTATTTCACCTGTGGCTATCTTCATTTTTGTTTCAGCTTCTGCTTTCTTTACAGCAGTCTTGCCTTCAATCATAGTACCAGCAAGATTAGCTACTTGACCTATTAAGTTTAGTCCTAACATTATCCGTTGTTACCTTTCACTTCTTTCTTGCTCATGTTAGTTACTCCGAAGAATACACCAACTATACCAGCTACAGATAAGAAATATATAGAGGCCATAGAGCCAATGATGTCAGCAGCTTGATCAGCACCTACAATAGTACATAGCAATACTAGGAATGGATATGCAAGCATACCAACTAAACAGAACCATGCCATACGTCTTTGTGCATCTCTCTGAGCATCTTCATCATCGAGTCTACGTCTACGATCTTCTAACGCTAAAGCATCCCACTCAGTCTTGTCTATAGAACCACTACCATTAACATCTGCATCTTCAAAGCTAGTCATTCTTAGACTTTCCTATATTTCTTAGACGTTTTAGCAGCGCCTTTAGGCTGTTTAGAAAACTGTTTACCAGCTTTAGTATCTTTACGCTTTTTTGCAGTAGTAGCTGCGTACTGCGAACTAGACATCGCTTTAAGAGCTGCAGCAGGTAAATAACGTTCCCCTGTAGCTTTATTACCTTGAGTCGAAGGTTTTCCACTTTTAGTCCCCCACTTTTGACGAGTCCATTTATTAAGACTCTTTTGTGATTTGGAAAGGGCCATTATTTATAGCCCCCACCTGCAGCTTTATAGGCTTTAGCGAGCATCTGTGCTTTACGTGCGGACCATTGATTGGCCTTGCCCCCCTTAGTTCCCCGTTTAATACGTTCAAACAAACGCTTCCGCATAGTAGGCTTAGTATAATTTCCTGCCTCATTTACCTTTGACTTTGCTTTCGATTTCGCCACGAGTAATACCTATATCTCTCAAATCTTTATCAGACATATTATTTAGTAACCATAAGTCGGCACTTGCTTGTCTGCTACGCTCTATGCGCTTGAATAATCTTTTAATCATTTTAACTATCTCCGTTATGTTAGTAAGGCTTGTTTACCTTACAGAGATAGTTATACCATA